AGATGATACATCGTTAACAGCTAACGACTCAGGTGAAACTTTTGTATTTAACGATACATCTGCCACGTTTACTTTACCGGATTCAGGCAATGGTGATTTAACTGGAGTATATTTTCACTTTATAGTGTTAGACGATGCTGCTGGTACTAAAAGAATCCAATGCGCTGATTCTACAAACGAAGACTTAATTGGATCTGTGCTCACCGTAGATACAGACTCATCTGATGCTAATGCTTCTTTTGCATCCCAAGTTGCAGATGAGTTTCATCAAATAACATTTAATGGAACTACGACAGGTAGAGCCGGTAGTAAAGTAACAGTTACAAACATAGCTGCAGATAAATGGCATGTCGAAGGTACATTGCTATGTACTGGAGCTCCTGCTACACCATTTTCATAATTAAATTATGGCTTTTAAAATGAAAACTATACCAGAAGTGCTTGGCTTTAACGCTGAGCACTCTGAGCAAAGATCTATAGTTTTTGAAAAAAAGCTACCAAAAAATGTCTGGGGTATGATCGATATGAACGGTGTTATAGAAATTAATAAAGATCTTAGCGCTAGACAAAAAGCAAAAGCTGTAATGCATGAGCGATTACACTTACAACAAATACGTGACGGTGTTTTAAAGTTCGATAGAAACAACTACGAGTTCAAGCCCAAGCATAGCAATAAAATGATTAAAGTGCCTACTAAATCAATAGACACTAGAAGAAGAGATCTTCCTTGGGAAGTATCAGTAGAACAAAAAATAAAAGAAATATATAAACGTAAAAAATAAACAAAATGCCAGAAAAAAATGATATAACAGGAAGTGTAAAAGAGTCTTCTTATATGAAACCTAGATTAGTAGGCAAGCAAGAAAAAATAGACATGAATAAAGACGGAAAAATAACTAAAGAAGATTTTTCTATGTTAAGAGCTAAAATGGCTATGCCTAAAAAAGATAGTCCTATGAACTTTAAAGCAATGGACTATGAAATGGCTAAAGCTATGGATTACAATCAAGGCAAACCTATGATGTACGGTGATATGCCTAAAATGGATCACGGAGCTAAAATGTATAAGCCAAAAGCTTACCACAATAAAAAATAATTATGCCAGCTAAAAGACCTACTTGGAAAGACTCTAAGTATGCTGATGCAAAAGGTAAATTTAAAAGTTTATCACCTGGAGCATTAGCAACATGGCTTATTAAATCTAGACGTGGTAACAAGCGAGCTATTATTGGTAGCTTAAATCAACAAATTGTTTTTAATAGAAACAAAAAGCCTAGCTATGCACGTAAAATGATTACTACTAGAAACATAGTAAATAAAAGATTAGGTACTAAAAAGAAAAAATAATGAGTGTAGAAAAACGTAGAGCTAAGATTATTAAGAGAAGAAAAATATCTAAAATTGTAAGAGCTGTAAAAAACAAACAAGCGTTTGAGTTTAAAAGAAAAGATGATATTTATAAAATAATTTTACCTATTATAAATCAAGCTGGTAGAAATGGAGTTACTTCAACTGACTTAAGAGAAGCACTTATAGAGAAGCATTCTATTAATATAAGTATCGAAAGACTTGTTGAAATTTTAAGAAATCCTATTAAAAATGGTGAAATAAAGAAAAAAACAGATAAATTAGACAATTTACTTTTTGTTATTGGAAAGCCATCAAAAAAATAAATAATAAAAAATGAAAAAACCAGGTAAAACATATAGAGGTGTTTTAAAGGCTAGAATTAGTAAGTTATACGGCGGGGATGTAACTATAGCTAAAGCTAAAAAGCTTAAAGCTAGAAAAACAGCAACGTCTAGAGACAAGCAGCTAGCTAACTGGTTTATTAACATGCATAAAAATAAATAATATGAAAGTAAAAGCGCCAAAAGGTTTCCACTGGATGAAGTCTGGTAAAGGTATGCCTAAGTTAATGAAAAATCCCGCTGGCGGATATAAGCCACATAAAGGAGCAAGTTTATCTTTTAATTTTCCAACACAGAAAGTACATAAAAAGTAATGCCTGCTAAAAGAAAACCAGATCCTAAAAAAGGTACTGGTAAAAAACCAAAAGGTAGCGGCAGACGTTTATATACTGATGAAAATCCAAAAGACACAGTAAGTATTAAGTTTAAAACCCCTGCAGATGCTAGAGCTACTGTAGCTAAAGTGAAAAGAATTAGGAAACCATTTGCTAGAAAAATACAAATATTAACTGTATTAGAGCAGCGAGCTAAAGTTGCTGGTAAACCTCAACAAGCTGCAATAGCTAAAAGAGGTAAAGAAGCTATAAGAAAAAAACATAAAGCCAAAAAATAAACCCGGCACGGGAAGTGCAAACCAAATAATAACAATTAAACCAAAAACTATGACGTTTTATTATCAGACTCAATCGTGGAGTAGTCAACCACAAATATCCGATGAAACCAAACAATTATGGGAGCATGTATCTAATAAAGCCAGTTGGCGTATAGTGCAACTACCTAATGGATTTTATCAAACCGAGTACCAAGACCCTAATAAAGAGACTTGGATCGACGTTACTCGTCGAGAAACTATTGAAGGCGCTGAGCAAGCAATTGACAGTTCAGTTGAGCATTACACGAAAAAGCTTGACTATTTAAAAGGCCCAAAAGTAGTTAAAACATTTAAGTAGTATTTTTAATTTAATCTAATTTAATCTAATGCAAAACTCACAAGAAATAGTGAAGCATTTAAATTTTGGCAGCGATGCTCAAAATAAAGTGTTCACTGGTATTACTAAACTCACAAAAGCCGTTAGCTCTACACTTGGAGCTAGCGGTAAATGTGTTATTCTGGAAGACTTCATGGGAAGACCTATGATTACAAAAGACGGTGTTACTGTTGCTAACTCAGTAAACCTTCACGATCCAGTTGAAAACATAGGCGCTACACTTATAAAAGAAGCGGCTAGAAAAACAGTTAGCGAAGCAGGTGACGGTACAACAACAGCTACAGTTCTTGCTCAAGCTATATTAAAAGAAGCTAAAGACTATAAAGGATCTTTACGTGATATTAAAAATGATATTAATAAAGCATACGAAGAAACTATAAAGTATTTAGACAAAGTGTCTATACCTGTTGAAGGTAAAATGATAGATCAAGTAGCTGCAATATCTTCAAATAACGATAAAGAGCTTGGAGATATTATAGGTAAAGCATTTAAAAAAGTTGGTAAAAACGGTACGGTTTTTATGGATCCAGACGGTGCAGAAGAAACTAGCGTTGAAGTTGTATCTGGTTCTCAGATAAATCAAGGCTTTGCAAATCCTAACTTTGTTACAGATGTTACTAAACAAAATGTTACACTAGAAAAACCTCTAGTATTATTAGTATCATCACCTATAACTACTGTGAGAAAAATACAAACAGTATTAGAATACGCAGTAACAAATAACAGAAGTATACTTATAATAGGTGAACTAGAAAAACAACCTATGAGTGCTTTAGTTATGAATAAAATTAAAGGCAATATTAAAGCTAATGTAGTTGCGCCTCCAGGATTTAACTTCTGGAAAAAAGACTTTTTAGATGATATTGCTGCAGTAACGGGTGCTACTCATATAAATGAAGAGTACGGCGATGATGTAGATCTTATTACACCAGATATGCTCGGTGAATGCGAAAGAGCTATATCTGATAGTAAATCAACTGTACTTAAAGTATCTAGCATACCTGATGTTGCTAAAGAAAGAATTAAGACAATAGAAGATCAACTAAGTTCTAGCGCGCCAAGTTTAAAAACCGAAAAACTACAAGAACGTTTAGGCGTTTTATCAGGAAATGTAGCGGTTATAACTGTGGGCGCAAACTCTGATGTAGAGTTAAAAGAAAAGAAAGACAGAGTTGATGACGCAATACACGCTACTAAAGCAGCTATAAAACAAGGTATAGTTTCAGGTGGTGGTGTTGCTCTTTTAAATGCTGCACAAAAGTTAAATGGTAGTAATGAAGGTGAAAATATATTTATTAAAGCAATGAAATCACCATATCAAACTATACTTAACAATGCAGGTTTAGAAAACATACCTGAGCCTAGTAAAAAAGGCTGGGGCACAAATGTTGTTACTGGCAAATCAACAAACATGATTAAATGTGGTATTATAGATCCAGTGCTAGTAACTAAAACGGCTTTAAAAAATGCCGTGTCTGTGGCAACTACAATATTATCGACTGACTGTGTAATTAATAACATGAGAGAACAATGAAGGCGGTCGGATTATTTATAGTTGTAGAAGAAATAAAAGAAAAGCCTACTAAGACAAAAGGTGGTTTACTTTTAACAGATAAAATAAAAGAAGATATTAGATACCGCAAGGGTATTATTAAATCTGCTGGAAGTTTGGTCGAAGGTGTTAAAGATGGTGATAGTATATATTACGATAAACACGCGGGCTTTAACGTAGAAGTAGATGATAAAGTATTTTTAGTTATAAAACAGCATGACGTTGTTATAGTATTATGAGAAAGCTAGAAGCCAAAGACGTTAAAGATATTGGCTTGTTTAAACACTATCGTATAGTTAGAAAGTGGGCTTGTAAAAATAATAACTTAAATGATGCTGATCTAGAGCTTTTAATTTATTTTGATTGCATGGATCTTTTCACACGTCAAGACTTTTTAAACGGAACTTATACATATTCTTGGGATAAAAGAAGATGGCAGAGGCTAGTTAGAGAAGGTTGGATCGTTGTTTGGAGACATAAAAATAACACAACACAGAAATATAGCTTGTATAAAACCTCGGTCAAGTGCAAGCTTTTAATAAACAAAATATATAGAATATTACTAGGTCAAGAAGATTTGCCTACAAGTAAACAGCGTAATGTTATTATGCAAGGTAAAACATACACTGACAAAGTAATGAAAAAAGCAATAGAACTAATTAACAAAGATAAAACTAGATAAAAAAAAATTAAAATGGCATACGGAGATATAAATACCGCGGATCGCTCAAGAAACAGAACATACAGAGAAAAAAACGGTGTAGAAACTGTTAACAGAGCTGTATTATTAAAAGATTCAAGCACTAAAGGTAGTGCTGGAATAAACTTTTTAAATGACAACCTTAATTTAGAAAACAACGGTCTTGTTGACGCTTCTAATAGAGCCGGAGTATATGTAGGAACCCAAGGTGATCTATGTGTATTACTTTCTGGGCAAAGTCAACCTTTAGCTACAGGAACAGCAACAGCTACGGTTGCTAATTCTTTACAAGACAGCAGTAAAGTTTTTTCTATTACTATAAGCTCTACAGGAAATGGAAATGAAGTTAAAATACAAAAAAGAGATATAGTTGTCAACACTACAGACGGGACAGCTGCTTTTGTAAAATCAGTAAGTGGTGGAACAACTGGAATCACGCTTGATTTAGCAGATATTAATAATTCTGCTTCTAATATAATGGCAAGTGGTGAAACTTATGAAATATACAGAGCTGTAATGTTTCAAAATGTAGCAGCTGGATCTTTTCTACCAATACAAGTAGATAGAATATTTGCTTTAGGTACAACTGCAGATGATATAATTGCAATATATTAAGCGATGAGTTTAATAGGTAATAAAATATTTTTAACATACTGGCGAAACGTTCGTAATCTCGTAGAAGAAGTTTTTCAATTACTTGCAGATAACACTGAAATAAAAGCTGACAGCACTATATTTTCTGCTGACGATACAATAATGTAAAAAATTAAAACAAAAAATGGCTAAACAATCAATAAATATAGGCTCTTCCGCTAATGACGGCACCGGAACACCTTTGAGAGATGCGTTCGATATATGCAACGACAACTTTACAGAAATATATGCTGTCAACGGTGGCTCAGCTGCCTTTCCTACATTAGGTTCTGCAGGACAAATATTACAAGTAAACTCGGGTGGAAACGCATTAGAGTTTGCGGCTGCTTCAAGTGGTGCAACAGATTTAAATGGATTAAGTGATGTAAGTATAGATCTATCTAATGACTCCGCTTATTTTATTAATATACCAGCTGGACTTTCAGGAGATAGTAAAAATTTAGTTATTGGTGAAGGAGCTGCAAATGGTTTTGTAAACTCAAATACAAGTGTAGTTATAGGTTTTGATGCTTTAAAAACTAATACTAATCAACTTACGGGTAATGTAGTTGTTGGTACTGAAGCAATGGAAAATGTTACATCAGGTCAAGCAAAAAACTTAGTTGCTATTGGAGATAGAGCTGGTAAAGGCGTAGGAAATCCTTTTAATGCTGTTATAATAGGATCAGAAGCTGCAGCTAACAATGATAATGGATATGAAAGTGTTTATATTGGTAAAGAAGCTGGAAAATCTGCAAACTCTAATTATCAAGTTTTTATAGGCACAAAAGCTGGAGAAAATGCGAATGGAGCAACAAGAGCTGTAGCTGTTGGTTGGAATGCTGGTTTATCAGCTACGGGCGATGATTTTGTTGCAATAGGGTACCAAGCTGGTAGAAGCAATACATCAAATACTGGTATTATATCAGTAGGATATCATTCTGGTTATTCAAATACTTCTGGTTCAAATAATACAAATGTAGGTTATAGAGCTGGGTATAGCGCCACAACAAATTCTAATAGAACGTATTTAGGTTATGAAGCAGGAAATTTAAATACAGGAGCGGCAAATACAGGGGTAGGATATCAAGCCTGCAACGGGATAAGTAGTTTTGGAGTTGCAAAAGGTCAAGGATCTAACAACACAGGTGTTGGTTATCGAGCACTTCATGCAATGAATGGAATTGGGGCTTCTAGTAATACCGCTGTTGGAACAAACGCTTTATCAGGTGTTTTAACTGGCGCCAATAATACTGCTTTAGGTAAAGATTCGGGATCAACTATAAGTAGTGGTAGTAATTTAACTGTTTTAGGTTTTGATGCAGAGCCAAGTTCAAATTCTGCAACAAACGAAATAACATTAGGTAACTCAAGTGTAACCGCGTTAAGAATACCTGGTCTACAATCAGGCGCATCTAATGGCGATGTACTTACGTTTAATTCTGGAACTGGTAAAATAACACTAGCTGCTGCTTCAGGCGGCGGCGGGGGTGCATCTAGTTTAAATGGTCTTTCTGATTGTTTAGTTGATACAGCTAGTTTATACGTCGCAGAAGTACCGTCAGGCTTAAGTGGTAATCCACAGAATAACACTATATTAGGTATTGATGCTGGAACAGCTTTAACTACAGGAACAGATAATACTTTTATTGGTCATCAAGCTGGAGATTCTTATACAACTGGTATTGATTCTGTAATGATTGGTAATAAAGCTGGTCAAGCTACAAACGGAGCACAAAATGTTTTTATTGGAAATCAAGCAGCAGAAAATTCTACAGGTTCTATGCATGTTGCAATTGGTCATAGAGCATCTTCAAGTGGCGGATCTTTAGGAGTTGTTATTGGTCGTGAAGCTGGATTAAGCAATACTGGGGATCAGGGTGTAATAATTGGCTCAAACGCAGCAAGACAAGGTAATTCAGCTCATAATCATATTTCTATAGGTCGTGAAGCTGGATATTCAAATACTTCTGGAGGTGAAAACACAAATATAGGTTATAAAGCTGGATATTCAAATACGACTTCTTCAAACAGAACTGCAGTCGGATATGGTTCTTTAGAATTTAACACAGGTAGTCAAAACACTGCGTTTGGTCAATACACTTTAAGAGGAACATCAGGAGCTTCAAGCGGCCAATTTAATACTGCTGTTGGTTATACCGCTGGTGAAGATATAACTACAGGACAAACAAATAGTTTATTTGGATGGGGAGCTGGTAAAGATATAACAACAGGTAGTAATAATACTGTATTAGGTTATTTTGCTCAACCATCATCTAATACTGTTTCTAATGAAATTACTTTAGGTAACTCAAGTGTAACATCATTAAGAATACCAGGTTTAGACATAGCGTCTGCTTCTACCCTTAGACTACATTTAAAAAATCATACAACTAACACAAGCACGTCTACTATACTAAAAATAGAAAGAGGCAATGGAAGTAGCCCAGATAAAGTAATTGGATTTTTTACTACAACTGCTGAAAGAGGCTCTATAACAGTTAATGATTTTGGTACTGCATATAACACTTCTTCAGATTATAGATTAAAAGAAAATGTAGCAAATATTACTAATGGAATTACTAGAGTAAAACAACTTAATCCTAAAAGATTTAACTTTATAGGTAGCAATCAAGTTGTTGATGGTTTTTTAGCTCACGAAGCTCAATCTGTAGTTCCAGAAGCTGTAATTGGCGAAAAAGACGCTGTGGACTCAGACAACAACGCTATTTACCAAGGTATTGATCAAGCAAAAATAGTTCCTTTGTTAACAGCGGCGTTGCAAGAAGCAATAACAAAAATAGAACAGTTAGAAACTAGAATACAAACTTTAGAAAATAATTAAAATGTATAAAAACACAATTACATCAGAAAACACACCAGATAGTCATAAAGCAATTATAATAGGCCAAGTAGACGGTCAATTAGCAGAAGCTGCAGATTCAGAAACTTCAGCAGAGCAATTGCAAATAATTAAAGATCACTTTAAGTGGTTACTATCAAACGATTTTTATAAAGCCGAATGTAGTGCTGAACAAGTAAGTGGCATGGAGTCATATTTACCAGCTGATTACAAAAATGACTACGAAGATCTTCCATCATAATGTCTAAACTTAATAAAAAATCTATGGCTTGTAATAAGCCTAGAAGAACTCCTAAACACCGAACTAAGTCTCACGTAGTTAAAGCTTGTTCTGGTGGAACAGAGAAAATTATAAGGTTTGGTCAGCAAGGTGTTACAACAGCCGGCAAGCCTAAAAAAGGTGAGTCAGCTAAACAAAAAGCAAGACGTAAAAGCTTTAAAGCTAGACACAGAAAAAACATAGCAAAAGGTAAATTAAGCGCAGCTTACTGGGCTAATAAAGTTAAGTGGTAATGAGCAAAGACAAAAAGAAGTTTAAAGATACAACCGTAGGTAAGCTATTGTTAGGGGCGGCTGGTGTAATAAATCCAGCTCTTGGTAATGTCTTGCAAGGCGTTATGTCGCCTAAAGAGGCTATAGCTGAAATAACTAAATCAGATGTGTCTAACGAAGATAAAATTAAATTACAACAGCTAATATACGAACAACAAAATAAAGAAATAGAGGCAATAACAACTCGTTGGCAAGCAGACAGTATGTCTGACTCGTGGCTTTCTAAAAACGTGCGCCCACTAGTTTTAGTGTGGTGTATATGTATATTTTCTTTAGCTGGAATATTAGACAGCGTTGAGTCTATACCTTTTAACATAGGTGTAACATGGAACGACACTTTCGAGAAGGTTATGATGGCGGTCGTGTTAGCCTATTTCGGCGGACGCACGACAGAAAAAGCTACAAATGTTTTTAAAAGTAAATAAAGCATATTATAAGTGATTAGTATATAGTAAATTAAATAATAATTAAATCAAATAAAAATGAGTAAAAAAATAGAAGAAAAAGAGTTAGAGCAGTTAAAAGCTCAAGAGTCTGTTAAGTTAAGATTAATATCTGACATAGGCGCTGTAGAAGCTCAAAAGCACGAACTGCTTCATGCGTTTGCAGAGGTTGTAGGTAAGTCAAAAGAGTTAAACAATACTCTTGAAGAAAAATACGGTAAAATAACTGTAAACCTTGAAGACGGATCTTACGAAGAAATAGTAGAAGAAGAAGTTGAAGAAGATGGCGAAGCTAATTAGAAAAATAAGTATAGGCGCAGATTATAAAAATGAAGCAATGCACTACTCCGTAGGTCAACAAGTCTACGGAGGTCATTGTATTTGTGATATATTGCACGATCAAAAAGACGGATCTTATAATATATATATAGAAAAAAACAATGAAATAATACCTTGGAAGAAATTTAACTCTAACATGGCTGTTTCAATTGAGTATAATCTAGAGTATTAATGAAAAGCTTATATAACTTTATTATAGAACCTGAAAATAGCAGGTATAATAATGAAGTAAATATTAACGGTAAAAAGCTTATTGTTAACACAACTATGGACGATCACAAGTTTGTTAATAGAGTTGGTATAGTAAAATCAATACCTTTGGTTGGTAAAACAAATATAAAAGTTGGTGACAAAGTAATAGTGCATCATAATGTTTTTAGAAGGTTTTATGATATAAAAGGTAGAGAAAAAAACAGTAGTTCATATTTTAAAGAAGATATGTATTTTTGTTATTACGATCAAATATTTTTATACAAGCAAAATAACGAGTGGAAAGCTCCTTTAAACTACTGCTTTGTAAAACCTATACTTAATAATAAAAAAGACATTATAACGACTGAAAAAGAAAGAAAACATATTGGAGTATTAAAATATGGTAATAAGTCGTTAGAGGCGTTAGGAATAAACGAAGGAGACTTAATAGGTTTTAACCTTAATAGCGAATATGAGTTTGTTATAGATAATAACAGACTATATCGTATGCAGTCTAAAGACATTACAATTAAATATGAATACAAAGGAGACGAAGTTGAATATAATCCAAGCTGGGCAAAAGGCTGTGGAAGAACTTATTAAGGTTGCAAAAGAACCTATAGTTGATTCAGATGATGATATATCTGCTGATCGTTTAAAAAACGCAGCGGCAACAAAAAAGCTAGCTATATTCGATGCCTTTGAAATACTTTCTCGTATACAAGAAGAAGAAAATATGTTAAATGATAAACCTAAAGAAGTTAAAGAACAAAGAGCTTTTAAGGGTTTTGCTGAAGGTAGATCAAAATGAGTTACGAACAAACTCTAGTAAAGACACTAAAAGACTACATAAAGCCTAAAACATTAAATAAAAACAACAGGTATAAAAAATGGGATTATGGTTATAATGACGAGTACGATATGGTTGTTATATCTAAATCAGGTAAAATAGATCAAGTAATTGAAATACAAAACCTTAAAATAGCTTTACCTAAACCTGTTGATATAAAAAAATTTAATTCAAATACTTGGGAATATACAGAATACCCTAAAGTATTAAAAAGAATAAAGTCTGTTTTTGATTGGGAACAATATCCTGTAGAATTTAAAGAAGAGTGGTATGATTACATTGATAATGAGTTTACTAGAAGGGAAGAAGGTTTCTGGTTTTATAACAAAAACGTTCCTACTTATGTTACTGGTACTCATTACATGTACTTGCAGTGGAGTAAAATTGATGTCGGTCAACCAGACTTCCGTGAATCAAATAGATTATTTTACATATTCTGGGAGGCTTGTAAGGCCGATTATAGATCCTATGGAATGTGTTATCTTAAGAACAGACGTTCTGGGTTTTCCTTTATGGCGTCCGGGGAGTGCGTTAATATGGCAACAATATCAAGCGACTCTAGGTTTGGGATATTATCAAAGTCTGGTCCTGATGCCAAGAAGATGTTTACCGACAAGGTTGTACCGATATCGGTTAATTACCCCTTCTTTTTCAAACCGATTCAGGACGGAATGGACCGCCCAAAGACAGAGCTTGCGTACAGAGTACCAGCGAGTAAGTTTACCCGCAAGAAGCTTGAGACCAACGAGAAATTACAAGAGCTCGACGGTCTCGACACCACGATCGACTGGAAAAATACCGGTGACAACTCGTACGACGGTGAGAAACTTAAGCTACTCGTCCACGACGAAAGTGGTAAGTGGGAAAAGCCGAACAACATCCTCAACAACTGGAGGGTTACGAAAACAACGTTAAGATTAGGTAGTAAAATTATAGGCAAATGCATGATGGGTTCAACAAGCAACTCATTAGATAAAGGCGGTGATAACTTTAAAAAACTTTACTATGACTCAGACGTTACAAAGAGAAATCGCAATGGACAGACTGCTTCAGGATTATATTCTTTGTTCATACCTATGGAATGGAACTACGAGGGATATATTGATATGTATGGAGCACCTGTCTTCGAAACTCCGGACAAACCGGTACTCGATGCAGTTGGGGATAAAATAAGACAAGGCGTAATTGACTATTGGCAAAACGAAGTAGAAGGTTTAAAAAACGATCAAGACAGTTTAAATGAGTTTTACAGACAGTTTCCAAGAACTGAAAGCCATGCTTTTAGAGACGAAGCAAAGCAATCGCTTTTTAACTTAACAAAAATATATGAGCAAATAGATTATAACGATGAATTAGCTAATTCTAGTATTATATCTAAAGGCTCGTTTCAGTGGAAAAACGGTGTAAAAGATACTACAGTAGAGTTTATGCCAAATAAAAATGGTAGATTTAAAATATCTTGGGTACCAATATTTGAAATGCAAAACCGTATGCGTTTAAAAAACGGTGTTAAATATCCTGCTAATGATCACATAGGAGCATTTGGTTGTGATAGTTATGACATATCAGGTACTGTAGATGGTGTAGGTTCAAACGGTGCATTACATGGACTTACTAAGTTTTCAATGGAAGAAGCACCTTCTAATCAGTTTTTTTTAGAATATGTTGCTAGACCACAAACTGCTGAAATATTTTTTGAAGATGTGCTTATGGCTTGTGTATTTTATGGCATGCCAATATTAGCAGAAAATAATAAACCTAGACTTTTATATCATTTTAAAAGAAGAGGTTATAGAGGTTATTCGATGAATAGACCAGACAAGATTTATAATAAATTGTCTGTAACTGAAAAAGAAATAGGTGGAATACCTAATTCATCTGTAGATATGAAACAGTCTCATGCTGCAGCTATAGAGTCTTATATAGAAAAACATGTAGGGCAAAATGAACAAGGCTACGGCAATATGTATTTTAGTAGAACACTAGAAGACTGGGCTAAGTTTGATATAAATAATAGAACAAAATTTGATGCTTCAATAAGTTCTGGGCTTGCTATAATGGCTTGTAATAAAAATCTTTACGCGCCAACACAAGAAAGACAGGTTGTAAATATAAATCTTGGAATAAAAAGATACGACAACAAAGGATCAAGATCAAAAATAATTTAAATAAATGGTTAACAAAGCTATAAAAAGTTCTTTTCCCAGCCAAGCGGTTAGTGATTTAGAGAAAATGACATCTGAGTATGGCGCTAAAGTTGGTAGAGCTATTGAGCATGAGTGGTTTAATAATAAAACCGATTATAACGACAAAAACGGATCTGGTAGATATGGTTCGTCTAGAAGAGCTTTTAACTCTCTAAGACTTTATGCTAGAGGTGAGCAATCAGTTAGAAAATATAAAGATGAGTTGTCTATTAATGGTGATTTGTCTTATTTAAATTTAGACTGGAAGCCTGTACCTATTATACCTAAGTTTGTAGACATAGTTGTTAACGGTATGGCAGATAGATCTTATGATATAAAAGCATACTCACAAGACCCAGCTTCTATAAAAGAACGTACTGATTACGTTACTAAAATAGCTGAAGACATGCAGTCTAAGCCTTTTAATGATGCTGCTGCTAGCCAATTAGGTGTAGATATATATCAAACAGATCAATCAAAGTTACCTGAATCTACACAAGAGCTTGAGCTTCACATGCAGCTAGATTACAAACAGTCTATTGAAATAGCAGAAGAGGAAGCTATTAATAGTGTTTTTGATAAAAACAAATATGAATATGTATCTAAAAGAATAAACAATGATTTAGTTGTTTTAGGTATTGGTGCTGCTAAAAGCTCTTTTAATAAGGCTGAAGGTATTAAAGTAGAATATGTAGATCCAGCTGATCTTGTATACTCTAATACAGATTCACCTTATTTTGATGATATTTATTATGTAGGTGAGATAAAAGAAATATATTTAAATGAGCTTAAAAAAGAGTTTCCTGAGCTAACAGACGATCAGTTAAAAGAATACGGTGGTTATAAAGGCTATAATAATATAGCTTATAAACATAATTCAAAAGCTGAAGAGGAAAACAGTGTATCTGTATTATACTTTGAATATAAGACATACGCTAATCAAGTTCATAAAATAAAAACTACAGCCACTGGCGGTAAAAAAGCTATTGAAAAAAACGATACTTTTAATCCTCCACAAGCAGAAGATTTTGAAAAAGTAGATAGAGCTATTGAGGTTATATACGAAGGTGTTAAAGTAATTGGTAGTAAAGATGTTTTAAAGTGGGAGCTAAAGAAAAATATGATGCGACCAAAAGCAGATACTACTAAAGCTCAAATGAGTTACGCTATATGCGCGCCGCGTATGTATGAAGGTCGTATTGAAAGCTTAGTTAGTCGTATGACTAGCTTTGCTGATATGATACAAATAACGCATTTAAAGCTACAGCAAGTGTTATCACGCATGGTGCCAGATGGTGTTTACTTAGACGCTGACGGTTTAGCTGAGGTTGACCTTGGTAATGGAACAAACTATAATCCACAAGAAGCTTTAAATATGTATTTCCAAACAGGTAGTGTTATTGGTAGATCAATGACGCAAGATGGTGATATGAATAGAGGTTCACTGCCTATAAGAGAAATAAATACAAATGGCGGTAACAATAAAATAGCCTCTTTAATAAACACGTATAACTATTACTTACAAATGATGCGTGATGTTACTGGCTTAAATGAAGCTAGAGATGGTAGTATGCCAGATAAAAACGCATTAGTAGGTATACAAAAAATTGCTGCTGCTAATTCTAACACAGCAACAAGACACATATTGCAATCAAGCTTGTATATAACCCTAACAATGGCAGAGTGTATTGCGATGCGTGTTTCTGATGTAATAGAATATTCACCAACTAAAGAGTCGTTTATTAAGACTTTAGGTAAGTTTAATGTTTCTACTTTAGAAGAAATGGCTAACTTACATTTACATGATTTTGGTATATTTATAGAATTAGCACCTGATGAGGAAGAAAAAGCAATGCTTGAAAATAATATACAGCTTGCTTTAAAATCTAATCAAATAAATCTTGAAGACGCTATTGATATTAGAGAAGTTAGAAATTTAAAGCTAGCTAATCAATTACTTAAAATAAGACGTAAGAAAAAACAAGAGCTAGACCAACAACAGGCTCAAGCGAATATACAAGCGCAGAGTCAAGCTAACGCACAAGCAGCTCAAGCATCAGCCGCAGCTGATATGCAAAAGCAACAAGCTCTTACAGAATCAAAAGCTCAGTTAGAGCAAATGAAGTCACAGCTTGAAATAGCCAAAATGGAAAGAGAAGCTGCAATTAAAAAAGAGTTAATGCAGTATGAGTTTGAAATTAATAAACAGCTGCAGCAAGGGCAAATAGCTATTGCTAAAGAAAAAGACAAGTTTAAAGAAGATCGCAAAGACGAAAGAACTAAAATACAAGCTTCACAGCAAAGTGAGCTTATAAATCAAAGAAAAACAAACGCGCCGCCTAAAAACTTTGAGTCCGCAGGTATGGACACATTAGGTGGGTTTGGACTTGAACAGTTTGAGCCGCGTTGAAAATAAACAAACAATTATATAATATTTTATCATGTCAGAACAAACACAACCGATCGAAGAGATCAAAGATGAAGTTGTAGATCAAGTTGAAGCTACAACTGAAGAGCCTAAAAAAGAAGAAGTTACCTATAAAGAAAAAACAAAAGACGGTACAATAAAACTTGATTTAGGTAAATTTAAAAAATTTCAAGAACAACAAAACGCTGAAACAAATGTTGAAAAAGAAGTGCCAGTGCAAGCACAAGAAGAGCCGAAAGACTCAGACAATAAAGAACAGGTTAAACAGCAAGTTGAGGAGCAGGTTATACAAGAGATAACAGAAGAAGAAACTGTTACAGAAAAACCTGTTGTAGAGCAACCTGTTGTAGAAGAAACAAAACTAGTACAAGAACAAAAAAAATTACCAGAAAATATTGAAAGTTTGGTAAAGTTTATGGAAGATACTGGCGGTAGTATAGAAGACTATGCAAGATTAAACGCAGACTATACTAACGTAGACAATAATACATTATTAAAAGAATATTACAAGTCAACTAAATCTCATCTTGATAATGAAGAGATTAACTTTTTAATTGAAGACAGTTTTTCATATGATGAAGAACTAGACGAACAAAGAGATATTAGAAAGAAAAAGTTGGCGTTGAAAGAAGAAGTTGCGAAAGCTAAAAAGTTTCTTACCGGTTTAAAAGACGAATACTACAAGGAGGTCAAGTTGAGTTCTAAGTTGTCTAAAGACCAGCAAGATGCTATTAACTTTTATAACGAATACAACCAAAAACAAACCACTGCCAATGAAATCCAACAAAAGCAGTATAAGCAATTTGAGCAAACTACCAATAATGTTTTTAACGAAAACTTCAAAGGTTTTGATTTTAGAGTCGGAGACAAAAAATATAGGTACAATGTAAAAGATGCCGCTGCTGTTAAGGATTACCAGAGTGACATATCTAATTTCGTTAAGGAGTTCTTAGACGAAAATAATATGATGAAAGACGCTGCTGGTTATCATAAAGCTTTATATGCTGGTAAAAATATTGATAAAATTGTATCGCATTTTTATGAGCAAGGTAAGGCTGACGCAATAAAAGAAACCGCTGTAAAGTCAAAAAATATTGACATGGGTGCTAGAACTGTAAAACCAGTTGTAGACACTAGCGGTATGAAAATTAAAGTGTTAGGTGGTGAGAATAGTTCTAGGTTAAAATTTAAAATTAGAAAAAAATAAAAACTTAAAAATTTAAAAAAATGGGATTTAACACATCTTTAGGATTAGGTGGATCATTTTCACTTACTCCACACCCAACAGCAGATGTTTTGTCTACAAACTATATTAGCTTTGTTGACGGAAGTGCTGATTGGTCACAACAATATCTACCTGAGTTGTACGAGCAAGAAGTAGAGCGCTACGGAAACCGTACTATCAGTGGATTTTTACAAATGGTAGGCGCTGAAATGCCTATGAGTTCTGATCAAGTTGTTTGGTCTGAGCAAAACAGATTACACATTGCATATAAAAGTGCAGGTGCTGTAGATAGTGCTACGAGTGTGCAAGTTGCTGATACAGCAGCTAGTACTATTTCTCTTGGTACTGGATTAAATAACGCGTTAAGAGTTGGTGATACAGTTCTTATTACAGACGCTGCTACTGGACTTAAAACAGTAAAATGTTACGTGTCTACTACAGCTGCTACTGCTACGCAAACTGCTGGTCAAGGTGGAAACAACACAGATGCTACGTGTCTGCCTTATTCTGCTGCACACTTAACTAATGCTGGTTTTGCAACTGATGAGCAAATTAATATATTTGTTTACGGTAAAGAATTTGCAAAAGGCACAGCTAGTCAATCAGGTGAAATCAAGCCACAGTTCCAACAGTATAACAACAAGCCAATAATTATTAAAGATCACTTTAAAATTAATGGTTCTGATACTGCTAGAATCGGATGGGTTGAGACTACTGACGAAGCTGGACAAGTAGGATATTCTTGGTATTTAAAGTCTGCTGGAGAAACTAGACTACGTTTTATGGATTATTTAGAAACTTCATTAATTGAAGCTGAAAAAGGAGTTAGCTCTTCTAATATCCATGATGCAGCAGGTGGTTTAGGAGTAACTCAGCCAGGTGATGTAGGTACAGAAGGTTTATTCTCTGCTATTTCAACTAGAGGTAACGTATTTGAAGATTTAGCTTCTCTTGGAGATTTTGACTTATTGTTAAAAAATCTTGACAAGCAAGGTGCTATCGAAGAAAATATGTTATACTTAAACAGATCAATGGCCCTTACTTTTGACGACATGGTAGCTGGTATCAATGCTAACTATCAAGGTGGTGCTTCTTTTGGAGTATTTGACAACGACGCTGACATGGCATTAAACTTTGGTTTTTCTGCTTTCAGAAGAGGATCTTACGATTTCTACAAGTCTGATTGGAAATACTTAAACGATGCTGCTGCTCGTGGAGGATTTGGAGACATCTCAGGAGTATTAATTCCTGCTGGAACTTCAACTGTATACGATCAGTCACTAGGTAAAAACATGACACGTCCTTTCTTACACGTACGTTACAGATCTTCAGAAACTGATGACCGAAGAATGAAATCTTGGGTAACTGGTTCTGTAGGACAAGCTAGCTATGTAGGAGATGACTTCATGGAAGTACACTATTTGTCTGAAAGATGTTTAATAGTTCAAGGGGCTAATAACTTTGTGTTATTAAAAGAATCATAATATTAACCCTTAAAAACTAAAAAACATGGACAAATTTTTATATTTCTCAACTGGAGATGGTGCTGACGCAACAACTGAAGCTGCTGTTTATCCTTTGAGTAGAATGGTTGGAGTAGATCCAATATCTGCGACAACAACTGAGATGAAATTTTTATCTGCAGATCCAAAGCTAGGTGGAACAACGGCTGTTTATTACGACGTAATTACATTTACACATACTTCTGCGGCTAACTTAAAAGTAATTAAAGATATTTTTAAAGCAATAGGAAAAGAAACTTTCAAAGATAGTACACCTTTGGTTGTTATTTGTGATAAAGATAATTCTGAATTTGCATCTCCTGACATTAGTGATTGCACTATTGAGCTTGGTCAAGCAAGTTAATAAATAAACCACTTTAAACCTACGGGCGTCTTTACGGCGCCCTTAGGTTTATTTTAAAAAAACACAAATGGAAAAGTATTTATATTTTAGAAAAGCTACCGATGTTGCGAACGATGACGACGACGCAGATTCAGTTTGTTTTCCGATTTCTAGTCTTCTTAGTATTAAACCAAAAAACGCAAATGATTTAGCGTTGTTTTTTATACCTGCAGTTAGAATTTCTGGAGGTGTAGATAATGGCGAAGATTTTACAAACGCCGACAGTGTTACTTTGACTCTTGTAACGGCAAACACGCATAAAGAAGCTATGAAAGGTTTAATAGAGGGTTTTAATAGAGCTTCAAGCTTTGTAGGCGAATCATCAGATAATGATTTTATAGTTGTTGGTGATAATGCAAAAAACATTTTTATTGCACCTGAGATTGCTTCTGTGGCTACAATAAATGTCGCAGATCCGTTCGTTTAAAATTACAACAAACCTTAAACTTATGGGCGTATTAAAGCGCCCTTAGGTTTATTTTTACAAACTATTTAATTATATTATATCATGGAAACAAAAACAAAAAAACAACCTAAACAGGTTGAAGTAAAAAATATTCCAAGCTGGGAAATAAAAGACAGGCAATATTATTTAACAGGCAATGGTAATCCACTTAGCTATGTTTTAACCTCAAAGTCAACACCTAGAAAACCATTACTTTGGTTTGATGAAGAAAAAGGTTATAACAGAGAGTTAAGATATGCTAGTAATCAAAGATCTTGTTTTATAGACGAACAAGACAGTAATGTAATATTAGATCATATTATATTTGAAGAAGGTGTATTACACGTGTCTAAAAAAAATCAAGCATTACAAAAAATGCTATCATTATATCACCCTAAAAAAGGTTATATATATGAAGAAAAAGACGAAGTAGCAGAAGCTAAAGATGATTTAGTAAGTATAGAGGTTGAAATGGAAGCTTTAAATACTGCTATGTCAATTGAAGTTGATCAAGCAGAAGCTATACTAAGAGTTGAATTAGGATCTTCTGTAGACTCAATGAGTTCAGCAGAACTTAAAAGAGACTTATATATGTTTGCTAGAAATAATCCTATATTATTTTTAGAACTAGTTAACGATGATAATGTACAGTTGAGAAATTTAGCTATTAAAGCTTCAGGCTTAAACATTATTAAGTTATCACAAGACCAAAGAACTTTTGCATGGGGTTCAAACGGTAAGAAATTAATGACCGTGCCTTTTGATGAAAATCCATATTCTGCATTTGCTGCTTTCTTAAAAACAGATGAAGGTGTAGAAGTTTTCAAATCAATAGAAAAAAAGCTAAAATAGCGTAACTATTATAAGTGGTATAGCCATCTATAATGTTGGCTATACTACTATAATAAAAATAAAAATATGGCAATTGACGTAAATAAAGTATATACTACAGTATTATCTATACTAAACAAAAAAGGTAGCGGCTATATGACGCCAGATAATTTTAACAAAATTGCTGCTATATCTCAAATAGAGCTTTTAGATAGAGCTTTTTATGAATATAATCAAGCTGTAACTAAACAAACAAATGGTAGAGCTGCACAAGGAGCTGGTGATATACCTAGAAAAATAAAAGACAAGCTTGATCCATTTTGTGATTTAACAACTTTAACAATAGATTCTACAAATAGTTACTTTGAACCACCTGGATATAACACTCAAATATTAGACCTAGATGGAAATCCTATTGGAACACAAGCTTTAAATAATATATATGCAACTTTAAGTTTAAAAATAAACGGAACGTTTACAGATATAGAACGCGTAGACAAATCTAAAATACCGTTTTTATTTTCTTCAAAATTAACAGCACCCTCGACAACTTTTCCAATGTATTATTATTCTGCAGAATTATTATATGTTTTTCCAAGCACTATAAACAAAGTAGACTTATATTATATAGCTAGACCTAGAGATCCGCTATGGGCTTCAAGTATTGATACATCAAGTTTTGGTACTCCTGTTTATACTTATGATGCTATTAGTAGTAGTAATTTTAGATTACACTCTTCAGAGTTTCCAGACCTTGTAATGTCTATATTAAAGCATTTTGGGGTTACAATAAAAGATCCACTTGTTATTCAAGCGGCTCAACAAGAAGAACAACAAACAACACAATTAGAACAATAATATGGGATTAATAGGAACAGTTACAGAAGAAAATTACTACAATGGATCTCAAACTTTTATTGGAGACGGAACAGCTTTTTCTTTTACATTAACATTTGAAACACTACCTACTACTAATCAAGTAAGGGTTTTTTTAAATAATACAGAAACTTTTGAATTTACTATATCTGGAGCTACAATTACTTTTTCAGGATCTGCAAAGCAGCTTCTTGAAACAAACGAAAATGTTGTTGTTAAAGTTGAGTTATTAGATAGTACTTTTGGTAGTTATCAATATACATCGATAAAAGATATTGTTGATAATTTTATGATAGCTTATGTAGGTGACGGTAAATTAATAGGTCATGTAGCAAAATCTGACGTTATATTTCATGCTAAACGTGGTTTACAAGAATTTAGCTATGACGTGCTTAAAACAGTTAAGTCACAAGAAGTTGAGCTAGGAGCGTCATTATCTATACCTATGCCGCAAGACTATATTAACTATGTAAAACTTTGTTACATAGATAGCTCAGGCATAAGTAGAATTATATATCCAACTAGACTTACAACAAACCCAACAGAGCCAATGCTACAAGATAATAATTATAATTATGTTTTTGATGCTGATGGTAATGCTGTTGAAGGTAGTTCAATAACAGAACAAAGATATAGCAATTTTGACACTACAAGAGTTTCAGGTAATTTATCTTCTGAAGATAGTTTATACTTAACTACAAATGATTACATTAGAAGTGATTACGGGCAAAGATATGGAGCTACACCAGAAACTACGCAAGTAAATGGGTTTTTTACAATAAACGAAAGAACAAGTAGTTTTAATTTTAGTAGTGATTTATCTGGTAAAATTATTGTATTAGAATATATTTCAGATGGCTTAGGTACAGACGCTGAGATGAAAGTAAATAAACTTGCAGAAGAAGCTTTATACAAGCACATTGCATATAACGTTCTAGCGGTTAAAAGAAATATATCTGAGTATATAGTTCAAAGATATAAAAAAGAACGAAGAGCAGCGCTTAGAAACGCTAAGATCAGGTTATCTAACTTAAAATCTGCAGAGCTTGCTCAAGTAATGCGAAATAAATCGAAACGAATTAAACACTAATAAATGGCTGAAGATAAAAAGACGTTTCTCCAAGGTAAAATGAACAAAGATATTGATGCTAGGCTTTTACCAAACGGAGAATATCGTAGTGCTCAAAATATACAAATCACGACTTCAGACGAAAAAGACGTAGGAGCTATTACAAACTTGAAAGGTAATACTAAGATTATTAATGGAAGTTCTACTTTTATAAGTGATTTTTTTGTTAATGATTTAAGTTATTTTAGTGGTTTAGAAACAATAGGCTGTTTTTTTGATGAAAAAAATAATAGAATATTTTACTTTGTTACAAACTATACGTGCATAAATGTACATAGACAAGGTTTAGTAGGTGACAGTGATGGTCCTACAATGGCGGCTGATTCTGGATTAGACGATTTGCACTGTGCAATATATGTGCACTCTGGAGCAGGCACTCCTAGCTCTTCTATCGTAAAGCTTGTAGATGGTTTATTTTTAAATTTTAGCAAAAATAAACTTATAACAGGAGTAAACTTATTAGATAATTTATTATTTTTTACAGACAACTTAAATCAACCTAGAAAAATAAACATAGAAAAAGCTCTTCAAGATTCTAATTTTTATAATTCTGAAGATAAAATAAGTGTAGCTAAGTTTGCGCCTTTTATGCCGCCTTTGCTTCTTAACTACGATACAACTACATTTAACAGCAACACGCCTAGTGTTACTGAACCAACGGCTTCAATGCAAGACTCTTCTCAAAATACTTTTTCTGAAGATTATTTAAGAGAAAAGTTTGTTAGATTTTCTTATAGGTTTAAATACAATGACGGAGAGTACTCTACAATAGCGCCGTTTACTCAAATATGTTTTATACCAAAAACTACAAGTTATAGCATAACAAATGCTCAAAAAATATTTAAAACAGGTTCTGTTTATTATCAAGACGATAATGGTGACGGAGACGGAATGGTTAATAGTGTTACTGCTGTTAATTTAAATATTATACTTCCTTCGCACACACCTAAAAAAGATTTTGAAATATCTACAGTTGAAATATTATACAAAGAATCTGATAATAATTTAGTTAGATCTGTTGAAGAAATAATTATAGAAGACTCAAATATAACAGACGGTGTTTTACAATATTTATATAAATCAACATTACCTTATAAAACTCTACCAAAAGGTCAATTAGTAAGAGTGTATGACAATGTGCCATTAGCTGCGTTAGCTCAAGAAGTTGTTGGTAATAGAATAGTTTATGGTAACTTTGTTCAAGACAGGGCTTTGCCAGCTAAAAGAAATAAAGTTGCTGGTTTAGATTTTAGCGTTGGATTAAGTGCTAAATATGATACTACAAATGATTTAGGTAATGCTGATTTCAATAATTATTATTTACATAAAGAATATCCATTTCATTCTGTTAAACAAAGAAGAAGTTATGAAATTGGCGTTGTATTGTCTGATAAGTTTGGAAGACAGTCGCCTGTTTTAACTTCTAACACAAGTTCTAGCTCTGTAGAAGTACAAGCGAAACCAGCTAATTTTCATAGTAGCTCTTGGTCTTCTACTGAGAATTTTATACACGACGCGTCTCCTGGTAACCAAGATTATTGTGGTGACGCTTTAACTATAACTTTTAATAGCGAAATACCAAACGCATATTCTAAAAGAACTTTAATACCAATTAATCAAGGGGCTACTTCAGTGTATCAGTTTCAGCTATTTAAAGCTAATTTTGGAACTGAAGTGTTATTGACTGATGGTAGTCCACAAAGCACGGCTACAGGCGTAATGATTAATAACTTGTATTTTTATGATGAGTTTTCGTCAGCACAGGGCGTTGTTGGTGATTATTTTTATACTAGTTCTACATTAATTGAAACTTCTATAGTTACAGGATATAGCGCTTTATACTTAAATACTGGATCTATTGATTTAACTAGTAATTCTTATGTTATTAATAAATTTAATTTGAATCCAGACACTGGAGAAATACTAAGTCACGAGTATGTATCTCAAAGTTTTGGATTTATTGATAACGTTGTTTTGATAAATCAACCTGTTTTAGTAGCTAATCAAGGTGAAGAGTTTTTTATTGGAGGCACTCAGGATGTAACACCTGATCAAACAGTTTTTAATCACCCTCAATTAGGTGAAGTATTTAAGTTAACTATAACAAACTTCACGCAAACAGATTTATTTTCTGTAGGTGATTATTTAAAAGGTCAAACAAAAGACTTTGTTGAAATATTAGGAATATTAATTGAAAATGGAAATATTGTTTTATTTTGTGAAGACAAGCCAAGTTTAGAATATTCAAACTCTGGAGTAGATAATTATAATTTTAATAAATACAAAATAGTACCGCACGGATGGTACTCTTATAGAGTTGTGGTAAAACAATTAGAACAAGACTACCATAACGTTTATGTGCCTAGTGTTATAACTATAGATAAAGATGACGAAAGTCACAAAAGTTACATCCCTATTGTTGCTGATAATATAAACAAAATTACAAGAGATATTGAGTTTTCTAATATACAAGAAACTGGATTAAGCACAAGTAAGGCTCAAATATATCCTAAAATACTTCCTTTAACTTCTGCTACTACAATAAGCGGAGTTTCAGTAAGCTCATCAAGATCTATACAGAGTGATAAAGATTTAATAGATGTAATTAGCATTGGTACAGCTAAAGAACAAGATTTAAAAGACAAAAACAACAATGTTTTATCTTTTATATACGAAACAAATAAAAACCCTTTAATTGCTCAAATACCATACGGTAACAGTTCTTTAAATATAGGTGAAGATATTACTTCTGGTTTTGCAGGTATAGAGTTTGATTTTGCTGGTGCAGGTACATTAAGTCAAAACAATACTGTTCTTACTGTTGATAGCACTGCTTCTACTGTTTTCACTGGAGCTACAAATTCTGTTAACATAGGAGATTACATGTTTGGTAGAAACAAAGACTTAGTTAAAATATTAAGTATATCTAGTACTCCAGTTGTTATAAAGTGCGACGGTGAAATAAGCAATGATTATGTAGATAGTCAAGCAATGGCTGATAATAAATTTTTTAGAAATAATTATGGTTTTCAAAATAGATTAAGTGTTTTTGAAACAAAACCATTTGAGTCTGTTTTAGATATATATTATGAAACTTCAACCGCTGGATATGTACACGAGTTAAATGAAGCTGTTTTAGTTATATCAGATATTCCAGAAGAAGGTGTTACTTTTATAAATACAGATGATTTTTCAGAAGACACTATTTTTTATGATGAATTTGGAAACTTTCAAAACGTTTTTGCTGGAGACTTTAATATATTAGACGAAAATGGCAATAATGTAACTTTTGGAGATGAACTTGGCCAAATAAGTTCTGGAGGTTTAGAGATTTTAGAACAAAAAAATGTGTTTTTTTCAGATAATACAATTCCATTTGATCAATTTTCAGAAGTTGAAGTTTTTAATCCTCCTGGTGTGTTTGGTTTTGAGGTTTTTGAAGATCAAAACACATCTAGTTTTAGATTAAAACCAAGCCAATCACAAGGTTCTGGAAATGGTAATTTCTTATATTCGCCTATACTTGGAGGACCAACTAACATAGGATCTGTTTTTCCTGAAGGCTCAGGTCCTTTTAAATATATATTTAAAATAAGAATTACATTAAATGGAGATGGTAATAACATACCTGATGAGGTTTTTATTATTAATAACGTTGAGTTAACCTTAAAAAACACCGCGCCTATTATTACAAGTAGCCCTGATGTTGTAGCTGAACAAGATTCTGAAGATCCAACATTTACACCAATACATACTGTTACAGCAACAAACGGTAGTGCTGATGTAACTAGAAATCAAGAAGGACTAAGATTTAGATCTAAATTAATGGTCAGTCCTTATGTGCCTGTTGCTTTAAGTACTCCGGGGAGCTCTAATACACTTCTATTAGATGGAGATCAAGTTTTATATGATCTTGAAGGTGAACCTATAGAACAGCTTTATATTAATCCTGAAACAGGTGATATATACTTAACTCCTTTTTTCAATCAAGAAAGTTTTATTAAAACTTTTGAAATAAGAGTTAGTGATGCAAATGATTTTATTGACGATATAGATAATTCTTCAGTTGGAGGTTTGTTTTCAGATCAAACAATAACTTTAACCGTAAGCGACGGTTTAATTGTTTTAAATTCTCCACAATCAGTAGCGGTTGAAACTGATCTTATACAAGGGGTTGACATTTTTGCAACAGCAAATGAACGAGTAGTTCTTGAAACTGGAGCATTTTGGACAGGTTTGCCTACAAGTAATCAACTTGAATCTATGCCTCAGATAGCTACTATTAACTCTTTAACGCCGCCTAACGGTCTTGCTTATGGTGATTTTGGTATATTTTTAGCAAGTGAAGTAAGAAAACATCGTTATCCAACAAACTTTGTGCATAAAATATATGCCTTAAGAGTAATAAATAACGAGCCTAGAGTTGTTTTGTATAAAAAAATAATTGATCAAACAACTGTTGGTGAAAACTATAGTGGAGCAAATATAAATATTGCAGCTATATATCAAAAATGGTATTTTAATCATCATTTGTATGTAGATAATGGATATATATTTTCTCTTAGATCGAGTGGATATTTTGCACAAGGAGGTTATAGTAATCAATTTAATGGACAATCTGAATTTGATATTGACGGAGTACCAACAATTGGAAGTGGTGCTGGTGTAAATTATTCTCACCCTAACCGCGCAGATCAAAGTATACTTCAAACAACGGAATGGGATCCAGATCTACCAGGAGAGCATCCAACACTTGGATCTCCTGATGGGACGGGTGGATCTTACAAATACTATACTACTGATTCATTTAATCATAATGGTAGTATTTCTAAAATGGTAGACAGAAGTGGACTAAACTCTTTTAATTCAAATAAACCGTATTATTTAATGAAATGTCACGACGAACTTGAATTAAATGGTATAAACTATTCTATATTGTACGAATTTTATATTCACCCTTACGGTTATACAACGGGTAGTAGTAAATGGTATATGGGTAGAGTGTTTTTGTGTAGAAAACCAGAATAATAAGTAATATATAAATAAATGCCTTTAAGTTTAAAAATAAAATATTTTAATACCTTTATATTAAGAGAAGAACCAACTTTTACGACGGCTGTTGTTACTGAACCTACGAAAAGTAGTGATGTACCACCTATTTTAGGTGAAGACGAGCAAATAAATATAGAAGCAAACACTAGTGTTGTTGTAGGCCAAAGTGTTCATGGGCCTGGTATACTTGATGACGTTGTTGTTACTTCTATAAATAGTAGTGGTACTCTTGTAACTATAGATAAAGCTCAAAAAATAGAAAAAGGTGTAACTTTAACTTTTTCAGCGGCCTCACCTTACCCAGCGCCTGGCACTACTCAATTGGCTAACAATGAGTGGCATATAGAAGAATCTAGAATAAAAGGTGAGTTTAATGGTAAAACAGTAGACTTTGGGGCTAAAGCCTACGCTGTAGACAAAGAATATAATAGAAATCATAGAGAAAACGCTATGATATACTCTGGTATATACAACTCAAGAACAAGAGTTAACAATACTAACCAGTTTTCTATAGGTGAAAGCATTACAAAAGCTGTAGATAGAAACTATGGATCTATACAAAAACTTTATGCTGAAGATACAAATTTAATTATATTTCAAGAAGATAAAGTTAATGGCGCTTTAATAGATAAAGACGCTATATTTACAGCAGAAGGTGGTGGACTTAGCACAACTGCTAAAGTTGTAATTGGTCAAATAACGCCTTATATAGGCGAATATGGTATAGGTACTAATCCAGAAAGTTTTGCTGTTTATGGGTTTAGAAAGTATTTTGTAGATAAAGACAGAGGGGCTGTTTTAAGGCTTTCTAGAGATGGTATTACTGAAATATCATCTTATGGTATGAAAACATTTTTTAGAGAAAATTTAAAAAACACAATAAAAGCCTATGGTATGTTTGATATACATTCTAAGTCTTATATATTAAACTTAAACTTAAATAGGCCTATACAACAAAACAAGCAAAGTTTTATTAAATCTACAACAGCTGTAGCTAGTTCTACATCTAGAGGTAAACAAATAAAAATAAAAAGTTTTAATTCTGATATACAAAAAAATCAATATATTGAATCTTCAAAAATAAAAAACAAATCAACAAGAGTTGTTTCGGTTAATGGTAAAACAATAACACTTAATAAAAATATTAGTGTATCTGAAGGTGAAACTTTAAGCTTTGTTTCTATAAGTGATTTTGGTTTACAACCTATAGAAAGATTAACTAACTTTGCCACAATAGGTTTTGACGACAAAGTAAATGGTTGGACTAGTTTTTATACGTTTAATCCTACTTTTGGTGGTAGCGTTCAAGGTGGTTTTTACACATTTAATAAAGGCAATTTATACAAACATCATTCAAATGTTTTAAGAAATACTTTTTATGAAGAGTTTGAGCCAAGTACAATTACATTAGTGAGTAATCAAAATCCTTCGTTAGTAAAACACTATAAAACAATAAACTACGAAGGTACAAATAACTGGAAAGTTATAGACATGTTTTCACCTGCAGAAGACAATGAAAACTATAACGCGTATCAAATACCAGGTAATATAACTGGAAGGTATTTTGACGAAACTAATTACGTTAAGTATGCAGGTTTTTGTCCTTTAGAAAAGAAATATTTTGCGCATATTAAAATAAATGATACAAGCACTATAACAGGTATACAAGGCTTAACCACAACTGGTATTAAAGGGTTTTTTGCAGAAACAACTCTAGAGCATGAACCTGTAACAAACGACGGAAGAACAGACAAAACTAAACACGCTGAACTATTTTCAGTAGGTTTCAATTACGAACAATCTTTATATTAATAAATTATGGCAGTACCATTATTAGCTATGGCCGGTGGAAAAATATTAGGTGGACTTGGATCTGCTCTAATGGGTGGAAGCGCGGCTAGAAGAGCAAGAAGAAGACAAGCTAGGCTAGAAAGGCAAATCGCAGAGCTAGAAGGCTCAAGAGTAGCAATAACAAATCCTTATGCGGCTGCAGATTCTATACTTAGTAATCCATTTGCTAATTTAACAGTTGCAGATCAAGCTGCACAAATGCAAGCACAACAAACAGATTTAGCCTTAGCCAGCACATTAGATACACTTAGAGCAACAGGTGCTGGAGGTGGCGGTGCAACCGCACTTGCTCAAGCTGCGTTACAAAGCAAACAAGGAGTAGCGGCTAGCATACAACAGCAAGAAGCACAAAACGAAAGACTTAGAGCTCAAGGCGAGGCTAGATTACAACAACAATTATTTCAAGCTGACGCTAGAGGTAAACAATTTGTTTTTGAACAAACAGATAGAAGAGAAATGCAAAAATTAAACAGATTATCTGCGTTAGCTGGCGCTGCAAGTCAGCAAGCGGCCGCTGCTCAATCAGTGGCTATGGGTGGTATTGGTCAAGCTTTAGGTGGTATTGGTTCTGCCATAGGCGGTGGATTTAAAGGTGGTAAATTTAGCTTTGAAAACATGACAAATGCTGTAGTCGGCGATGATAGTGATAGTTAAAATTTAATTATAAAAAAATGGCAAAACAAACAACAACATCTCCTTTTAGAACAGTAGCAGGCAGCTACGAAGCCCCTGTAGAAGGTATAGTAGATTACGGCGCTTTTGGTAGAGGCTTTGAAAAAGGGCTTGGAGACTTGTCTAAAATTAAACAAGAAGAAGACGTAGACTTAGGTGGATTAGAACAAAAACTATTTAAAACAGGTTCTAGTAACAAGTTGCTTGATGGTGAAGAAGTTAATAAAGATATTTTAGGTGATAAGCTTTTAAATGATTATGCTAGAGAAAACAGCAGCTTGTTTAGAAAGGGAGACACAGAAGCCCAAAAAACATACTTGCAAAATTTAGCTAAAGTTCAAAATTCAAGAGGCAATAGGCAAACATATTGGAATAGAGTTGGTGATAGCGAGATGAACGACACTAACTTTAATCACAATGTTATTGATGAAAATGGAAAAGAGATACCTGGCTTAACACCTGCTGTTATAAATAGAATACATAAAGATCCTTCTTTTGCTAAAAATAGACGCATTGGCGTAAAAGATATAATTGTTAACGGTGAATCTGTAGGAAGTGTAGCCGGTGAATATATGACTATTAGTATTCCAGATCCAACAGGTAAAGGTGGTTTATTAAAAATGAAAGAAAAAGAAATTTTTATAAACTACGAAGACATGAATAAAGAGTGGCAAAATAAAACTTTTGAGTTAAATTATAGTCATGAGTCTAGTCTTAGTAAAAATAAACCTAAAGGCTTTGAAAACAAAGTAGTACCTGGTCAAATGGAAGAAAAAAAATACGATAAAAAAACTATTGTTAATGGCAAAGCTATAGACGCTGGTAGCACTAGAAAAATTATTAGTGATGACTGGTATAATGACACTGAAAACAAAATAAATTTAGCCGCTAATGAAGTTTTTAATTATGATCAAGGTGAAATGGGTGACGGTTATGAGTCTGCTTTTAGGCAGTTTATGGATCAAGATTTTGAATTAAGCCCAGAAACAATACAAAAATTTAAAGATCAAGGTTTAGATATTACAAACGCAAATCAAATAGATAAAAAATTAGGAGCTAATATTAAAGACGCAGAAAAAGTAAATATGCTTAGAGACTGGTGGACGCAAAGCTCCTTAATAACAACAGCTAGTATAGGTTATGATAAAGATATAACTAAAGAGCTTAACAAGAAAGATTATACTAATGATGAAATAAAAAATGGTTTTGCTGTTCGTGATAATAAAACTATTGAGCTTTTTGAAAAAGATGGAAAATTATTTAAAAAAGGCACTAATAGAGCTGTAGCTAACCCTGTTAAAATAGATAGAAGATATAAAGAATCGCCGTTTGAAAAATCACCACCAGGTGATGGAGATGGCGGTGAAAGTTCAGAAGTAAAAGGAAGATTATTTAATATAACTTCTAATTTAAATAATAGTGTTTACAACTTTTCTACACCAGGTCAAAGCAGTTATTTAAAAGGAGACGGCTATAAAGATATAAACGTTAAAGAATTAACTGGTGGTTATTTTGCGGACATAGACGGTACTAAGGCTACGCTTACTAGTGGTAGAGTTGTTAGAGACGGTAATAATATGTTTTTAGAAATAAAATATGACGTTGGTCGTTCTGTAGCCGATGGGGAGAAGGTGGTGGATAATATGACTGAACAATTCCCTATTGCTCGTATAGAAAAAGATAAAAACGGTAATGAAAAAGCTGTTACAGACTTTTCTGGTAGAAAAAGATTTTCAGAAAGAATCTATAAAGCACAGTTTGGATCTAGCACCGCCGACACAGCTACTGATTTATTAACCGGTGATGATACTGTTTATAACGATAGAACTCAAGTTCAAAAGTATTTTTTCCAAGCTGGAAAAGACGAAACAATGTTTAGAAGACTTGATATTATAAGAAAGTTTGAAGAAAATCCAAACGATCCTAGTGTTTTTGATAATTTGACTGAAGATGACAAAAAGCAACTAGAAAGAGCAAGAAAAAAAGGAACTATAGGATATAAGTTTCAACAGGCTTACGTTGCTTCAAGAGATTTAAAACCTAAATAAAATTAAATTATGTACGAAATAAACGGAAATCAATATAGCTTAGAAGATCTTCAGAAATCAGCTAAAAATTACGGTATGAGCTTTGAAGAATATATGCAAAACATGAAAGAAAAAGGCTTGCGTGAGGTAAAAAAGCAAGATACTACTGATGAAAATTTTCAACAAGACGGTGTAGCGGGTGCGGATGCGCCGTCGGAAAGTGCAGCACCAGAGAGTATGGACTTAGACTCGGATCTTGGTTCTTCGGCTTTTACAGGAGCTGATCCATTTGCGTTACAACAAACTCAAGATATATTAGATACTGATATTTCAGGCGAAAAAGTGCAAAGCACTGCACCTGTGTATGAAGAAAAAATAGATCCGCCTAAAAAACAAACAAAAAAACAAGAGTTAAATAACACTTTAGGTGTTAATGTTTGGGCAGACGGTAGTATAGAACAAAGAGCACAGCAAAACCAAATATTAAATAATTTTGCTGCAAAAGAAGGTAAAAGTACTATATTTCCTGATTATGAAAACATGTCTACTATGAGAGATAGAACTACTCTTTTAGGTCAATTTACAAATATACCAAAATTTGGTGATTTTGAAGTTGATGAAAACGACGTGTACCAACAAATACAACAACTTGATGCAAGTTTGAAAAGAGCAAGATCAGATAGACCAAGTAATTATTCTAATTTTTATGCTATTGATTATGAAAATGACGATACTTTATTAGAAAAATTTCCTGGCTTAAACATAGTAAACATACAAGACGCTAGACTTCAAAGAGAAAATACAGTAACAAACCAAGCTAAAAATAATTTTAAGTTTACACCTGAAGGTATATTAAAAAGTGGTAAAGTATTTTTAACACCTATTGAAAAACAAATATCTGATTTAAATGACAAATTAAGAACAGAAAAAGATTCTTTTAAAATTGAAAATATTAATCAGCAAATTGAAGGTTTAAAAGAAAAAATAAATAGCGGAGAAGATCAACTATATGACTTTACAACTGGACAGTTAGTTAACTATGATCAACTAAGCGAAGAACAGAAAGATCAAGGTGATTTAATAAACGCTAAAGCTCAAGATTTAGCTGATAACACAGAAATAGATGATCTAAATAATCAACTTGTAAATGCCTATTCTAAAGTTGTAGGTTTAGCTGGTGATGTATCTACTGTTGGCATAGGTAATGTACGAAAACAAGAATTTTCTGTTGAAGGATTAATTAGTTTTGTTGCGGGTGGTTCAGATCCTTTAGGCGAATATGACAGCCCATTAAGCACAAAAGCTGATTTTAATAAAATAAATAACATAGCAGAAAAAGGTATAATACCTTCAAACATTTCAAAGTTAGCAGGTAGTCATCCGGTTGTTACAGCTTATAACAAGGCTCTTGAGCAATACATTGTTTTAAACAAGGCTATACAGTTAAATCAAGATCCTTTAACTAAAGAAGCTCCTGGATTTTTTGATTTTGATTTTACAGCTATAAAGCAAGGCACTTTGGAAGCGCTTGGTGCAACATCAGCACAAGCTTCATCAAAAAATAGAGTTGCAATAAACAATGCTTTTATTGATAAATTAAAAGAAATAGATTACGTTCGTACAACACAAGACGCTTCAGGCAAACCAGTTGAAGATGAAAGATTTATATCTGAAGCATTAGAGGAAAGTGGTGCAGAATTAGTTTCTGGTCATTTTCCAGCTTTAGCTAAGTTTATAGGTGAGCTTTATTTAACTAGGAAAGTAAGTGGTAATGTTATAAACAAAACTGGTAAAGTTATAAAAAATACTATAAACGGCTCAACTTTTGTTAAAAAGAGTAGAACAGCAAATAAAGTTGTACAACAAGCACTAAAAACTGGCGTTTTTGCAGCTGAAGAAACAGCTATATTTAAACTTACTACAGAGCTTACAGAAGGTGTAACTACAGCGCGTGGTAGTGCTAAAAATTTTGATCCTAAGTTTGCTGCTTCGTTAGGTGTAGGTAATTCTTTTACAGATATGCTAATGAAAAGCAATAGAGTAGGTAAGTTTTTTAGTCCCTTTATGCAGTATATAAGTAAATCTAATTTTGCAACTAATCAAATAAATAGAGCTGTAGGCGCTGGTGCTGGTGCAACTTCGTTTGAATTTGCTAAGTTTATGACTACTAATTATGAAGATTATGAGTTTAAAACAAAAGATTTTTTAGCTGAATTTTATAAATTAAGAATTTTTGGAGCTAGTCAACAAAATCCTTTTGTAAGAGGTGGCTTCATAAGAGACATGAGTAACGATATATTAAGAATGCGAAACAGAACTGAAGGATCTGTTAAAGCAGCTAAATATTTTGGTGAAGAACATAAAAAATTTGAAAATGTAGGAACAAAAGATTTTGAAGGTGTTTTAGACAATCTTGCTTTGTCGGCTCAAAAAAAGCAACAAGAAATACTAGATAATCCTACACTTAATACAGAACAAAAAAACGAACTTTTAACAGAATTAAATAACAACTACGAAATATTATCAACTCAAGCTGAAATAAACCTAGCCAAAGCTGAAATAAAACTAAATAGAGCTTCTGTTGATAGATATGGTGATAAAACGTTTCCAACAGATAAAGATATATATGTAATATCTAGAAAGTTTAGAAACGGTAATAAGTTAACGCCTGGAGAATCTGCTAAGTTAGCTAAAATACCAGAAGCTAAAATGCTTTTAGAGCTTGGTATAAAGCCAAATACAGATCAATACAGAGCTTTTAAGAGCACTTTTGACAGAAACACAGCTATAGATAATATATTAAATAATTCTGCTGAATATAAAACATATAATAAAGCTGATAGAAAAGCTGCTTATGATTTTATTACTAAAAAAGTTAATTTATTTTTAGACATACAACGTCAAGAAAGTTTAGCTGTACCTAGTAAAGATATTGCTTCAATGAAAAAAGAGTATGAGCCTTACAAAGAAACAGGTGACTTATATTTAAAACTACAAGAAAGATTAGATAATAGCACTGCGACTCTTTATGGTAAAAAAATACAAGAAGCACAAGAAAGAGCTAAAAGAATAGGCGCTGACGCTCCAATAGAAGCACAAACACCTCAAGAGTTTCAAAAACTTTATAATGAAAACTTTCCAAATAAACCTGCTGACGCTACAAAAGAGTTAGGATTTTTTACTACAAACGGCCAAAGAGTAATAAATAAAGAAGAAGCTTTAAAACAAAGAAGTGTTACAGACGCGTTACACGAAGATATACATTTTGTTTTGAAAGGTAGTTTAAAAGATGTTTCAGGAAATGTAACAACTGAAGGTGTAAAAATTATTGATGACATATTAGATAGACTAACGCCTTCTCAAAAACGTTTATTAAACGAAGAAGTTGCTGCTAGATATGACGTTTCACAACCTAAAGAAAAATGGTATGAAGAAAACTTAACTGTATTAGGCGAGCTAATTAATGTAGAGAGAATACAATTTAGCGAAAAGTTAGGATCTGGACTTACAGGCTTAATACCAGGACTTAGAAAAGCTGGATTTAAAAACTTAGAAATTAGCTCAGAAACAGGTGAAAACATGTTTGAAATGCTTAGAGGTTTTGCTAAAGGCGAAAAAGCTGCTGAAAATACAGCTGTTAAGTTTATAGAAGATAATTCTGAAAAAGCCGCTAAAGAAGTTTACAAAGAAGAAAATCCAAGTTTATCTGCATCTAGAAAAGAAAAAGTAAATGATTTAGGTGAAGATCTTGTTAAAATTAAAAACAAAGAAACAGAAAGACAAAAAGACTTTTTACAAGCTATAAAAAGGATGCGTGATCAAGGCAAAAATGAAATTGCAGATCGCATGGAAGCTGATTTAGGTAAAATGGGTGAAAGAGAAGGTAAAGTAATATCTGACATTGTAGATCAATACAATGAAACTATTGGTAATGTTGTACTTAGATTAAAAAGTAAAAATCCAGCTATATTCGAAACACCTACTTATCAAAGAAAAGAGTTTTTAAGAGAAGATGGCGGTTTAAATATGGCAAAAGTTATAGAAGCTATTGTTGAGCAAACAAGACCTGAGCTGATTAAGCATGTTAAAAACTTTGATCCAGCTAAAAACGAAGATCTTGATGCTTATATAAATTCTTATTTAGAAAGAAAAATAGGTACAGCTACATCAAAGAAAAACTTTAAAAGAGAAAGATTTGAAGATACTATTGAACGAGAAGATGGTACTGCTAGAGACTTTGAGGTTTCGGGTAATATAGAAGATGCTATTGATCTAGGTTTTAAAAGATCTGCATACGAAAGACCCAAATCTGTTATAGCTGAAGAACTTACAATAGGTGGTAAAAAGTTTGTTGATCAATCTTTAGAAGATTTTATAGAAACAAATACTTTTGAAATATTTGAAGGAGAAAGACCAGATGTTTTTGAAAAAGGCTTTCAATTGTTTGTAAAACAAGCTGGCCAAGAAAAAGCTTTTAAACCAGTAAAAAACAAACTAAAAAATTTAAATAGTTTTTTACAAGAAAATCATCAAACATTATTTGGTAGTAAAAATCTGCCTATAGGTGTTTTAGTGCAACTTGAAAGAAGATTAGCTCCAGAAGATAAAATATTTACTAAAGTTAAAAAACGCTTAACTACTCAAAAAGAAATAGACGAAGCTATAAATAAAGGCGAAGAGCTATACGTTGAAAATGAAAAACAAGGACCTACTGTCTACGAAAGATTAAAACCATCACCTGAACAAGTTAGAGAGTTTTTTAATCCACCTGCTGTTACGGCTGAAGGAAAAAGATCTGGTCTAAAAGGTACTAGAAAAGATGCTTTTGTAAACGCTATAACTTTTACTTTAACTAAAGAAAAGTCTCCTGGCGTAATGAAAGCTATAGATATGACTACGCAAGAAATAGCTAAAGCTTCGCAAAAGCTTATTGTAGATCCAAATATTGATTTTTCTAGAAGTAGAAAAGAGCAGAGAACAATGCTTACAGAGCAACGTAGGTTATTTAAAGAGTTATACGAAAGTCAAGGTGATAAATCTTTACCTCTTGAAGATGCTTTAGTTGATAGATTTTCTGAAAAAATACAACAAGGTATAGATAAAGATTTTAGCACTAAAAAGATTTTAGATGATGCATACCAAGTGGCAAGTAAGTTTTTAGTTACTAACGAATCTAAAATAGCTTTACAAGAAATAATAAATGCTAGTGCTAAAAAATATGATGGTATTAATAAAAAATCATATTTAGAAATAGTAAGTAAACTAAGAGAGCTTAGCGATACTGAAACTAAAACATTAGGTTTTGAAGCTAGTAAAGAATTGTTAGAAAATATTAACGCAAAACCAGACGGCTTTAATATAAAACAGCTTGATAGATTTGAAATGGCAGACGTTGTTTCTAGAAGAAGTTTTGATAAAGATTATAAAAACTTAACTGACTCTCAAAAAGAGCTTGTATTAAAAGAAATGAGAGCTCAAAAACTTTCGCCTGCTTTTGAAACAAAAAAAGAACAAATTGTATCTTGGATTAAAAACCACTCTAGACAAATAAGAACTTTTAGAGGATTACCTTTTATAAATAGAAACGATCAATTTGTTAGAGAAGTATTAAAAAAATCTGGCATAGATATTAGTAAGTTTGGAATAAAGCTTAGCAAAAACAAACAAGGTAAAAACATAATAACTGTAGACGGAGAAAAAATTGATGGCTATTTAGAAACTGAATTTATTAAAAGAAACTTTGAAAATTCTAGATTAGCTATTGAAGCTGAAGCTCAACAAGCTAGAGAGCATATGTTAGATCAAGTTGAATATTTTATTGAAACTGGTCAAGTTGAAAAAGGTAAAGCATACATGAAGCTTATGTTTGTAGATCAAAGAGGTGTTGGTAGAAAAGTATCTAGACCTGGACTTCAAATATTAGGACCTAAAGGTGAAATATTAAAAGGTAAAAACGAGGTTATACTAGAGCACGAAACAACTGCTAATGATTTATATTTAAAAACAGTAGATGCTTTAGATGGTAAAATCACTATTGAAGAGCTTAATGGTTTTTATGAAAAATCCAGAGTTAATGTTGTAACTAAAGAACTAGATAATTTGCTTAATAATTTAGGTTTAAGACATACTGGTGAAAATCGTATGCAACACCCTGAAGTTATTAAGTTAATGCAAAAATATGGAGACCAAAGAGTTTTATTTGCAGAAAGCGTTTATGGTAATAACGTTCCTTTTAGTGCGTCAAGAGAAAATAGATTAAATGCAGAGTTTAATAGAATAATTGAAAGATCTGTTGGTATTAGCGCAAAAACAAAAGTAGGAGAGTCTACAGCTAGTATTCAAGGCGCTAAAAAAGGTAAGTTTGATTTATTTATATCACCATCAGCAGAAGATTTTGTAGGTTTATTATATAAAACATTAGGTAAAGGTAAACAAGGTGATGCAGATTTAGTTTTTTATCAAGAAACTTTACTAAAACCTTACGCTAAAGCAATGGATAGAGTAACCTCTGAAAGAATAGCTTTAATAAACGATTATAAATCTATTAAAAAACAAATAGGTATTGTCCCTAAAAATTTAAGAAAAGAAATACCTGGTGGTTTAGGTTTTACAAGAGAGCAAGCCGTTAGAGCTTATGTATGGTCTAAGCAAGGCATGGAAGTACCTGGTCTTACTAAAGGTGAATTAAGACAATTGCTTAAAGAAGTTAAAAACTCTCCTGATCTTATTAAATTTGGTAATCAGCTTATAAAAATAAACAAAGGTGATGGCTACGTAAAACCAGAACAAAACTGGATAAGTGGTAGCATAACTACAGACTTGTTACAAGGAATAAATACTACTAAAAGAGCTAAACACTTGCAACAATGGCAAGCTAACGTTGATGTGCTTTTTTCTAAAGAAAACATGAACAAACTAGAAGCGGCTTATGGAACTCAATATCGTAAAGCTATGGAAAATATGCTATTACGTATGAAAACTGGTAGAAACAGAACATATGGCATGGATAGTTTAACAGGTAGGCTTACAGACTGGGTTAACGGATCTGTTGGTGCTATAATGTTTTTTAACACTAGATCTGCCGTGCTTCAAACTCTTTCAGCAACAAACTTTATAAATTTTAAAGATAATAATATATTTGCTGCAGGTAAAGCTTTTGCTAATCAAAAACAATACTGGAAAGATTTTGTAAAACTATTTAACTCTGATTTTTTAGTATCAAGAAGAGATGGTTTACGTATGGAGATTAACGAAGCTGATATAGCTGAAATGGCTAAAAAAGGTGGCGTTAGAGGTGTTATAAATGAAATACTAAGAGTTGGTTTTACACCTACACAATTAGCTGATAGCTTTGCTATCGCTTCTGGTGGATCTACTTTTTATCGTAATAGAATTAAAACATACGAAAAACAAGGTTTTGAAACTGCTGAAGCTCAAAGAAAAGCATTTGAAGATTTTAGAGAAACTTCAGAAGAAAGTCAGCAGTCAAGCAGACCTGATAAAATTAGCCAACAACAAGCTGGTTCACTAGGTCGTTTAGTGCTTGCTTTTGCTAATACACCATCTCAGTACGCTAGAATAATAAAAAAGTCTGTTCTAGACCTTAAAAATAGCCGAGGAGATGCAAAGACTAATATATCTAAGATAGTTTATTATACTTTTGCACAAAACTTATTATTTAATGCTCTTCAGCAAGGTGCTTTTGCTTTAGCATTTGGTGACGATGAAGATGATGAAAAGAAAAAAGAAAAAACTATAGATATAGCTAATGGTATGGCTAATTCTTTATTAAGAGGTATGGGCTTTTACGGAGCCGCCGTTGCCGCCGTTAAAGACGCTGCGCTTAGAATATATAAAGAGTCTGGTAAAAAACAACCTAAATACGAAAAAGCATCTATAGATTTTTTAGGCATAACTCCGCCTATACAGTCTAAGTATAGAAAAATAGCTTCTGCTGGTAGAGCTATACAATTTGCTAAAAAAGGTGAATTTGAAGATTTTAGTATTGACAATCCAGCTTTAGAGGCAGGATCAAAAGTTGTTACAGCTACAACAAACTTACCGCTTGATAGATTATTAGTTAAAAGTCAAAACATAAATGATGCTTTAAATCAAGATCTAGAGTATTGGCAACAAACGGCTTTATTATTAGGTTGGTCAGACTGGCAGCTTGGTATTGAAGACGAAGAAGATAAAAAAGAAAAAGGTAGAACTATTAAAAGAAGAGAAGTTAAACGCCGAGAGGCAAAAAGAAGATAATATTATGCCAAAAGACGCATGTTACCACAAAGTAAAAAAAAGATATAAAGTGTTCCCATCAGCTTATGCTAGTGGTGCTATAGCTAAGTGCCGTAAGGTCGGTGCTAAAAACTGGGGCAATAAAAGTAAAAAGTAATGGCTGTTAGAAAAACAAAGTCAGGATTAGCTCTTAAACGTTGGTTTAAAGAAAAATGGAAAGACGAAAAAGGTAATGTCTGTGGTTCTTCTAAAAACAAAAAAACTAAAGTTTGTAGACCATCACGTAAAGTTAACAGTAAATCACCTAAAACCTGGGGCCAAATGACTAAAGCTGAGCGTAGTAAAGTTGTGCGCGCTAAGAAAAAAGTAGGTATGGGCAAACGTAGAGCCTCAAGTAGTAACGTATCATAAAACAATAAACATGAAAAAACTATTATTAGTAGTGCTAGCTTGCGTGTAT